GCCTGATTGCGAGTTTTTGCACCAAAGATACCATCTACTATGTCTCTGAAAAACTTAAAATCAGTCTTTTCCTCCACCAACATACCAGGAACTATTCCTGCATCGTATTGTCGGTTGCCTTCCTGTACTGCTTCCACGTGACAATAGATGTTGTGTCCCATTAGTATAGCATAACTGAAGCTATCCCAGCTGGTGCGACCTTCTTTACCAATTTTATTGAGATCACCCGGAGCATAGTGACAAATATCTTTCATCTGTGCTCTTTGTATAATGGGACTGTCCATAAAATAGGGCCATTCTTTGGGAAGATCGTTTAACAATGCATCACGGAATGTTCTAGTATCACTGGCATATTTCTTGTCATCCACACACTTGCTCATCTTGTAACTCCACTTGCCGCGATCCAGCAGACGGTTTTCATAATAAACCTGACCGTTGGCTGTGGCTAAAAATGGACTTGCACAATCAAAACTAATGGTGAAATTGGGATTATGATAACGTCTAATAGCTCGTTGGATGTCTGTAAAGGCCATGGCCCATTCCAGTTTGCTGGTTCCCAGATAGTGTACCCAGTCTTGTACGCCAGTTTCCAACAGACCATCGTATATTAACGAAACCAGGCGTTTTAGTACCAGATGCATATCACATTTGTTCTGTGAACCCATTGCCCATCCATTAAAATGTCGATCCGGATACTGTCGCGGATCACAATAGTGTTTCATTTCATCATACCACTGGTCGGCCTGTGTGTGATTGTCTCCCTGCAACACATTTAACAATTTGCAATTGCCGTTGCGATTGTTCATCCAGTATTCGTGATTGTATTTGGTAGCAGCAATAGCCTCTTCATATGTGGATATCTTGGTAGCTTCACGACCACGTGGTGTTCTGCCCACCCAACCGGGGATGTCCAGAGTCATCCCGTAATCCATATATTCGTCCATCCACCTGAGGACCTGATCACGCTTTTTTTGAGCCTGAGGACACCCGGAGCCGGCTCTCCAATCACCTTCCCACACACCCTTGCCGATCTGGAATCCCCCGGAGTCACCCAACATCCAGCTGTCTTCGCTGCGATTGCGAATCATGTCTTCTTTGGCATCAAAACCTATTTCTAGGTTAGCATGACCAGCTGAATACAAGCTCCACTGATATTGAAAGTAGCCAGCTTGTGGGTTTAGGTAGTTCATACCTTCAATTCCATCTTCAAAATCTGCAGGAATTCTAGCAGGATCCACGTGAGCACTGTGACGTTGTTTGCCAACATAACTAGCGTAAAATGAACTCAATGCTGGTAAGAAAATAGCATAATCATTCTGCGTGGCAGTCATATTGATTTTTTTAAATTTATTAGACACTCGATGGTTCCTTTAGTGAAACTGGATAAGTTATCTCACATCCACACTCACCGTCTTCACTTACTTCAATTACGATAGTTCGATTGGGGTATTGTTGGATCAACTTTATATATAGATCATCAGCTAGCATTTCCACGCTTTTGAAGTCGATATCAATAAGCTGATTAATGAATAGCCCTTCACAATAATTCAAAAATTGATGAAATTCTATTTCACGATCCTGGTGCCAGACGTCGATAGCTACACGAAATTTAAAAAGATGTCGGTGTCGATCACCCAAATAACTAACATCACTTAGTGTTGGATCAGTGCTGGCGGCTGGGTACCTATGGAACCCAGCCCGTTGAAATGTGACCCAAATCTTTCTATTTGCTCTGGCTATATTCTGATCGATATTTTGTCGCTCTTGGATAGTCATGTTACTTTTGCTGAGTAGGAATCACGTATTGATATACCGCCACTCCGCTGTCCACAGTGATCATCAGGGCCCCTGCGTCACTGATGGCCATTTCTTTATCCCCTGCTAGACTCAAAATAGCAAGAGCATGCTTCACTGGCCAGCTCAACTTCTTCTTGAGAGAACCCGACACACCAGCCTGGAATACAAAATTTCCCTGGTGACTATTGGGGTCACCGATTTCTACATAAAGACTTCCTTTGTCAGTGAATGTTTGAAAGTGAATGTTATCACTGAGGGCCTGTGCTTGATATTTAAATCGCTGGATATTGGCTGCTTGCGGAGTAAACTTAAGATCCCACTTGGGTTCTTTGAACGTAACGTCACTGATTTTGCTGTTCACCAGTGAGCTACTCATCAGCCGATAGACATTATGAAAATCTCCGTCAGAGTTGTTGAATACAATACTGTCCATTTCATTCTGATTATTGGTAGTGGGAGTTACCACTGCGTTTTCTTTATACTCCGGAATACTCAAAATTACATTGAGCCGGCTGAGGTTGGGTAAACCAGTCGTGCCATTAAAATCTGGAATATTGTTATGGAATTTAGCACTCATTACCAAACTCTTGTCCATAGCCACACTGTTCAACTGTGTGCCATTGGCGTCACCAGTGATTTTGACTGTTTCCAGTTACACACAGGTAGTATACTGAACGATTTCTTTAAGAATATTGATGTTCATAAGGTCCTTTTATTGATTATACTATAAATCTATTTAGATCAGTGAGTTATATGATGAAAAATTTTAATTAAAAGTGAATAAACTGTTAAACACTTCATTGCTGTTGCTGGTTAGGTGTTGTATATCCCAATCCATGACACCCAACAGGTTATCCACTTTGGTGTCCACGATGGTAGATTCCATTAGAGATTGGTCAAATGGTAATTGTTTAAACCATGAAGGTAATCGCATTTCATCAATAGGATAAGCTACACTTGTAAACCCTGCTGGATTGGGTAGTAGTTTACAAACTACTACCTTCATACCGTCTACTATTTCTACACTGTACTTGTCGTTATTGATTTTCTTGAGTGTATTCCAGTTCAGTGCAGCTCGTACGTGACCAGGAACTGTGGATTTTCCTTTGTTTTCCTCCAGTTCACGGTATCTGGTGAGATTATTAACACGCTTGGGGGTTCCTTTTTCCCAAGCAGGCCTAGCCTGAAATTCTTGTTTGAATTCCTTGACTCGACTGATGATATGCTCTTTTTCTGCACCCTGTAATACCTCCATTAGAATACTGCTTAGGAAGTTTTGAACCACTTTGGGAGTATCGGCTCTTTTGAGATCCAGTCCCATGGCTTTGAGTTTACCCGGATTATCGCCAGTATCTAGACGTTTGCCCTCTAGGTCGTATATCAGTACCGCATAACGTTTCTTGGTGATGTACAGGCCTTTGCTGGCCACCAGTTCACGACCACAGCGAATCAGTTCTCCATTAGCTTGTGGTGTATGAAATGCCTGTGTACAAAAACCAGGGAAACTTTCATTTACTTGTTCGGCGATTGCGTCATAAAGACCCACACAGATATCACGACTCCATTCCATGCTGCCAGCCGCCACTTCAGATTTGATTGTGTTCCAAGCACTGAAATAGCTACTATCGGTGTCGGCATATATGATAGATTCACCTGTGTGATCGTATTCACCAGTTACACACTGGTTCACGAATGCATTCATGTGTCGTGCGATAGTGCGTCCACATAGTGTGGTACTTTGTCCAATACGTTTGTCATTGAAACGGCAATAGGGATTAAGGATTGCTCCATACAAAGAGTTCAAATTAATCTTCTTAACCAGTTGGCGTTTGTCCCAAAAACCAATGTCTTCCTTGGTGGTAGCTTCCTTCTTTTTCTTTTGCAGATCCTTGCGTTCACTGTACCACCGCCGCAATAGCCCAGGGATAATTCCTTCTCGTTCACTAGTAAGTATGGTACCATTAGCAGTAATCATCCAGGGTCGATTCTCTGCCCAGATCATCTGATGTATTTCGGCAGCACTCATTTGTGTGCTAGTTCCATTTTCCCAGTCTATGGTCAGCATCTGGGCACGATCCTGATTTATCACTGCGGTGTATTCCAGTGTACCAAACAATCCCTCCCATGCCGCCGCGAAACTCAAACCTTTTGCTCGTTTGTCGCTGATATAAGAGTCAGTTAAATCTGGTCGTAGCTGACCCACAATGGTTTCTGGCCCCATGTTTAGGGCACGAATAGCACTGGGATATAGACTGTTAATATCAATAGCACCAATATCCTGATGTAATCCCTTTTTGGGATAAGCCACATAAGCACCAGCAGCGCCGTCGTCGGGTTCAGTGCCGTCTTGGGCCTCTTTGGCTCGATGCTTTTTATCCGGAACTACTACACCGCGATCGTGACTTTCATTAATGATAGCCTGTTCAGTAACTGCCACCGCGCCCATGGTGGTGGGAATCAACACAGTGTTGTCATGTGCCAGTTCGTTGGCCAAGTCAATAAAGCGCAATTTTTGATCCAGGCGGGCAATCAGCATCACGTCCTGGCGATTGTATTCGATAAACTTGCGGAAATCGTTGTTGTACAACTGATCCAGCGTGCCCTCATAGGGAGTTTTGTGATCACCCAGTTCGTATTCGCTGATAGCGTCTAGACTGTAACTGTGTCGTTCTTCATAAGTGTATTTTCTATACAGATCCATATAGTCCAGATGCAGTCGACCGATTAGATCATAAGTGCTGTGCTCTGTACCATACTTTTCAAAAGTTCGATATTTGGGCATCTGATCCCACAAGCATAGACGGCGAGTATCATCCTTGCTCATTACTTGGCAGATGCGATTCACGGTATAGGGAATATCGTAACCGGTGCTATTCCATCCACTCAGTACATCAGCGTCCTGAATCAGATCCAGGAACGAATTGAGCATGTCTGTTTCGTTGTCAAACAGAAAAGTATTATCAATCTGAGATACTTGTTCTTTAGCCTGAGCCGGATTTAACGTCTTGGGGGGCAACGCTAGAGTGACCAACTGCTGGGTCCAATCTAAATACACTGTAATAGCTGTAATAGATGAAAACGGATCGTCCGGGCTGCTAAATCCTCTTTTGGGATCAAATGCCGTTTCGATGTCAAAAAACGCTGTATGCAATACTGGAGCAGGTTTGTGACGATAGTTTTCTTCCAGGCACCTAACCACAGGACTAATGTCACTTTCCCAGGTGGTTAGGTGACTGTGTGCTCGCAGTTCTCTCTGAAATTCCTTGCCATTGCGACTGACAAATCTACTCACAGGTGTGTCATAGATGGTGCGGTATTTGCCTTTGGGATCATCGAAGTAGAAAAGATATCGGGCAGGAAAGTCTGTATAAACCCTCCTGCCCTCTACACGCTCTACCACATGAATCAGATCCTGATCTCGATTGTGTATTGCGTCAACGTAACTCATTTTAGCTATTGTTTATTTCATTCCCGACGAAATCAGTATATTTTCCAGTTGCACGTGATCCGCGTCGATCTGATCCCAGTCGGCCTTGTATGCTGCTCTGATCGCCTTTTTTAGTACAGCGGGCTTTACTTCAAATTCCTCTGCTAGCGACTTGACGGTATCTCCCAAGCCTTCGCGCAAGCTGTCAACTTCACGCATTACCTGGATCCCTTCTCTGATCAACTGTTGCAGCTTTTGTTTTTCTTCTCCATTGAATACTTTGGGTGGGGTAGCAACGGTAACGTTCATAATAATTCACCTCCTAAGTGATTAACGTTCTAAGTTTAGCAAACATCACCGTTGCCAGTCAATATTTAATGATTATAATTTGTATTGTTATTTTTTAATCAACTGATTCATCAGTTTTTCAAATACTATTTGCTGATCTTTGCGAATTAGATTCAGGTCCTGTGGTAAACTCAACCAAGCCACTGCACCAGTTTCGTAATGAGGTTGATCGAAATCATTTTTGTTGATGATTTCTGCAGCATACATATAAATCTTTCTATAAGAGGTGAGAAACCACCAACGTTTAATATTATCAGGGAGGAGTCCTACTTCTTCGTGACCCTCTTTCATAGCAGTGGATTCAGCAT